TGTGGAGTGGTAAACATGAAAGCACGCATTCAAGACGGTATTGTTGTTGAGATTCTTCAGGCCGTTCCGGGTCACAGCATTGAAGAATGTTTCCACCCAAGCATTCTTGCCCAGTGCGTAGATTATGCAGAGGGCATGGAAGTGGGTAAGCCTTTCCCCGTTCCTGCAGAGCCTGCGCCGGAAGCGCCCGCCCCGGCGCCCGCCGATCCTGCGGCTTGAGGTGAAGCATGGAAATTCGCATCCCTATTGAAATGGCGAACCAGATAATCGGCTACCTCGGTACGCGCCCGTACCAAGAGGTCTACCAACTCATTGATGGCATGAAGGCGGCAGCGGCCCCGCAACCGGAGAAGCAAGATGGCGGAAAAATGGATTCAGAAGGCGATCAGTAAGCCGGGTGCCCTGCACAAGGCTCTCGGCGTGCCCGAGGGCAAGAAGATTCCTGCCAGCAAACTGAAGGTCAAGTCCACCGACAGCCCGAAGATGGCCAAGCGCAAGACTCTGGCAAAGACACTGAGAGGATTCGATTGAACTATGAGCGAGGAGTCGGTGGAGACCCGTCTGTCTGTTCACGAGGCTGTATGCGCCCAGCGTTACAACGCTATTGAGAACCGTCTAGAGGACGGTAGCAAGCGCATGAGCCGCATTGAGTACCTGCTGTACATCACGATTGCAGCGGTGCTTCTTGGCCCCGGTGTGGCCGCTATGTTCGTCAAGAAGTTGCTTGGACTTTGAAGGATGAGGCATGAAGAAACTGATCTTGGTTGCACTCTTGCCCCTGACGGGATGCGCGACTGACTACAAACTCTATGCCGAGGCGCAAACTGCCGCTGCCCGTGCTAGAGCGGAAGCCGATAAGGCCAAGTACGCCGCTCTGGCAGAAATCGCTAAATCTGGTGATTCGGCGGCTAAAGTGGCTGCGGTTATGTCTCTCCACATGCAAGGCGGGGCCGCGCCCCAAACCGACCATGTGGCACCGCCTAAGCACATTGCTGACGCGCTGCTCCAGTGGTCTGCGGTTCTTGTCCCTGTCGTGGGTCAGATGTATGCCATCAACCGGCAGACAGGCTTGGGTGTTATTCAGAGCAACAACGCAACGGCTCTGGGTCTCCGGCAAAGCGACAACGCGACGGCTCTGGGGGTCAACACGAACACCACGTTTCTTGGCATGGCGAAAGAGATCAACAGTCCTATTGTGGTCACTCAGCCTGCGCCTGTCGTGGTTTCTCAGCCCGCTCCGGTGATCGTAAGGCCGGAGGTGGTGAAGCCTGAAGTGATTCAGCCGACCATCTACACGCCGCCTGTAGCGCCGACAAAATCGGCTTGCACGGGCACGTTTACGATTGGCCCCTGCTGACTATGTGGGACTGGCTGCTGGCATTTATTGCAGCGGCCTGTCTAGTGGCCGCGACGGTATGCGTTGTGTGGTTGACTCTTGTGATATTGAGGTGAGGGATGGGATGGTCTGATGTATTGAAAGCGGTGATCCCGATTGTGGTCGCTGCAATTGCTTGGCTGCTTGGCCAAGTTGCGTCTTTTTCTGACCGTCTTACCCGCATTGAAGGTGCGATGCCCGCCCTGATCACCAAAGAAGGCGTACCGACCGATAGCCCCATCAGCGCCGAGCGCAGGGCCGCAATGAAAGAGCAGATTTACAAGGACATCAACGACCTTCAGGTCAAAGTCAAACTGCTTGAAGAGCGCGAGAAGTTTATGAAGGGGTACAAGTAATGTTCGACATTCTTGGCGGCGGCCTGCTCGGCGGCATTTTTGGCGGCATCTTCCGGCTTGCCCCTGAAGTTTTGAAGTGGCTCGACAAGAAGAACGAACGCGCCCATGAACTATCCATGTTCGACCGCCAGTGCGAATTAGAGGCCCAGCGCGGGGCACAGAAACTGGCCGAAATTGGCGCGGTTCGGGAAGCGGCAGTGGATGTTGGGGCTATGGCGGCCTTCAATGCGGCCATCCAGCAGCAGGCGGACATGGTCAAGGCCGCTGGAGGCTGGGCTGCGGCTCTATCGGCCTCTGTGCGCCCCGTGGTGACCTACTGGGTGCTTCTGTTGTGGTCAGCAGTCCATGCCGTTTTTATGTGGAATGCGTGGACGTCTGGCGCTCCTGCGCTTGAGGTGTTCAAGCAGATCATGTCGCCTGACTTTTCGGCGCTCCTTTCCGGCACGATCAACTACTGGTTCCTTGACAGAACCCTCGCCAAGCGTGGTCTATGAACCTGAGTATTGCTGCCGAACTCTGCAAGGCATTTGAGGGCTTCAAGAGCAAGCCTTACCTTTGCCCCGCCGGGATACCAACCATTGGGTACGGCAGCACCTACTACTCAGATGGGCGCAAGGTCAGCCTAGACGACCCGCCGATCTCTCAGGAGCAGGCCGCAGACCTCCTGATGACCGAACTGGTGCATACCTACGCCCCCGGCGTGGCCCGGCAGTGCCCCGGCCTGCTGGAGGATGAGAAGCGGTTCAATGCCGTCGTGGACTTTGTCTACAACCTCGGCATCGGTAGGTTGCAGACCAGCACCCTGAAGCGAAAGATCAACGCCAAGGACTGGGAGGGTGCAAAAGAGCAATTGATGCTGTGGACTCGCGGAGGAGGGAAAGTGCTTCCGGGCCTTGTAAAGCGTCGTCAAGCGGAGTGCGCCTTGATGGGCTAGACGTTGTCAACAGCAGGGCAAAAATTTACAATCAGAGCCAACAAAGAAAGGGGTAAAGGTCTATGACAGCCGCAGCGGTAATGACCTATGACTCATTGACGGAGAATATCCAGTCCTACTTGGAACGGACGGATACCGCCACGCTTGAGAAAATCCCCCTTTTCATCATGCTGGCGGAACAAATTATTGCCGCCGAAATCAAGTTCCTTGGCACCCTGACGGTCAACGTGTCCACGATGGTTGCAAATGATCCGGTGATCGCAAAACCGGCCCGCTGGCACAAAACCGTTTCCATGAACGTGGTGGTCGATGGCGAGAAGCAGCCTGTGCTGTTGCGCAAATACGAGTACCTGCGCGAGTATTGGCCCGATCCGACGCAAACCGGCGTGCCGCAGTTCTACGCTGACTACGACTACACCCACTGGCTCATTGCCCCGACCCCGGCTGCAGCCTACTCGGTTGAGGTTCTGTACTACCAGCGCCTGCAACCGCTGGATTCTTCCAACCAGACCAACTGGTTTACCGAGTACGCGCCTCAAGCCCTTTTGTATGGCTCCTTGCTGCAGGCCATGCCGTTCCTCAAGAACGATGACCGCATCCCGATGTGGCAGGCCCAGTACAGCGCCATCATGCAAACCCTGAAGTCCGAGGATCAGCAGCGTCTGGCTGACAGGCAAGCGATTGCGGTGGATTCCTGATGAGTTACATCTCACCGTTTACTGGCGACGTTGTCCAGCCAACCGACGTAAGTTACCGCGCCTTCACGATGAGCGCGGACTTGGCGCTGTCGTGGCCAATTAACGGCAACACCAGCGGCAACTACGCCGCTCGGATCATGGACGTCACGCCGACGGCAAGCGGCCTGAAGTTGTACATGCCTCCGGCTGATCAGGTTAGCGTTGGCACGGACTCCATGATCACCAACAAAGGCGCTCAGACCCTGTCGGTGGTGGATTACGACGGCAACGCAATTGTCTCTATTGCCCCCGGCAACGCTTGGTACATCTGGATTACCGGCGGAGGCTCTACAGCGGGCACATGGGGCCAAATTGCTTTTGGCGTGGGGTCATCCTCGCCCGATGCTTCCGCGCTTGCTGGCAACGGTCTGGTGGCCATTGGCAGCACCCTGAACCAGAGCCACCCGGTATCGTCCATCTCCAACGGCTACACATTCCAAACCAGTGACCGAGCCAAGGCTCTGAAATGGACTAGCGGCGCAGGCGTGGCTACGTTGCCTCTGGCGTCTTCGCTTGGCAACAACTGGTTCGTGATGTTCAGCAACAGCGGAACGGGATCGTTCACGATTGCCACAACCGGCGAACTGATCGATGGCTCATCCACCAAAGTGTTCCAGCCCAGCGAGTCTGCGTTCATCGTTTGCGATGGGACGACGTTCTTTACTGTTGGCTATGGCCAGAGTTCGACCTATGTGTTCAACGTGCTGGTCAAGCCGGTCACCGGCGGGACGTACTACCTCAGCGGCTTGGATGTGCAGAACATCATCCAAGAGTACGTTGGCACGTTGGTCTCGAACGTCACGATTGTTTTCCCGCCGATTGTTGGCCTCTACGTCATCAGCAACCAAACTGTTGCAGGTCTGTATACGCTGACGGTAACGACTGGTCTGCCGGGTAGTGCAAGTACCACCATTCCAACTGGCGGTCAGGCCACTGTTTTCTGTGATGGCACGAACTTCTACAACGCCAACACGGTGCAGGCTGGCGCAACGCAAATTTCAGTGGTGGATGGAACGGTAAACAACCCTTCGATCAACTTTTTGAGCGAAGTGACAACCGGCATCTACCGACCCGGCGCGGGTGAGTGGGGTCTTTCAATCCTTGGCACAAACGTGGTGACCGTTGACTCCAACGGTATCGGTGTTGACGGCACCGGCAACTTCACTGGTGGCATTAGCGGAGGCACGTTCACATGACCAAGAAGGTTTTCTCTATCGACACGCTGCCCGGTGTGCAGCGCGATGGAACCTTTCTGGACAAGAACTACTACACCGATGGCCGGTGGGTGCGGTTCCAGCGTGGCCGCCCTCGCAAAATGGGCGGCTACCGCGAGATCACGGCAAACCTTGCTGGCCCATCTCGCGGCATCTTTGTGAACCCGCAGACCAGTTTCAACAACGTCTTCAGCGGTTACTCTGACGGTCTTCAGAAACTCCCTATCGACAACAACGGAGTCGGCGGCGGGATCGTGGACATGACCCTGAGTGACTTCACTCCGGATGTCAACAACCTGTGGCAGTTCGATGGCTTTACGGACACCACCGGATCGGGGAACAACCTGCTTCTTGCGCACCCCGGGCAGAACCTTTCGGACATCAACAACGATGTCAACACGCCTGTGCTCGGCGGCCCGATCAACGGCAACGTGATGTCCAAGATCGGCGTCTTCACGCTGAACGTCACGACCACCACCGGTCTTGACACGTTCATCGTAGGAACAACAGAGCCTGTTGGTGCCGGTCAGACGATCATCAGTACTGCGTTCCCGACGGGCACCGTGGTGGTTTCCAACGTAGGCGGCACTATCACGGTAGATCAAAACGCTACCAGCACCGGTGCGGTCGATGTCTCTTTCGACAACAACGTCGATGTCTCCGGCGGGGTTGTCTCCTTGCACCCCTACGTCTTCGTATACGGCAACGACGGTCTGATCAAAAACTGCGCGGCAGGAAACACCAACGACTGGGTATCTGCGGACGCAAACGAGGTCAACGTAGCCACCGGCAAGATCGTCCAAGGTCTCGCTGTGCGAGGCGGCTCCAACGCGCCTTCTGGCCTTTTCTGGAGCCTTGATAGCCTGATCCGGGTCTCCTACAACCCGACAACGGTGACCGTCGGCGGGTCCCCCAAAACTCTTTACTGGCGCTACGACATCATTTCGACGCAGTCCTCGATTCTGTCGAGCCAGTGCGTGATTGAGTACGACGGCATCTACTACTGGGTCGGCGTTGATCGGTTCCTTCTCTACAACGGCGTGGTGAAGGAAATCCCGAACAACATGAACCAGAACTACTTCTTCGACAACCTGAACTATGCCCAGCGACAGAAGGTGTGGGTCTCAAAAGTGCCTCGCTTCGGTGAAATCTGGTGGTTTTATCCTCGCGGCGACTCGACCGAGTGCAACGATGCCATCGTCTACAACATCCGCGAGAACTGCTGGTACGACGCTGGAGTTGCTCTTGGTTCTCGCCGTTCTGATGGATACTTTTCTCAAGTCTTCCATTTCCCAATTGCCGCAGACTGGCAGATCAACGCCTACGGCGGCGTGAACGCAATCACCTTTTCTGCTGGCTCTGGGTACACCGACGGTACATACACGCTGGTTCCATTGACCGGTGGCGCTGGAACTGGCGCTGCCGCAAACATCGAAGTGCTTGGTGGCGCTGTTGTTGCCGTTGAGATCACGCTGCGAGGTACAGGCTACGAAGTTGGTGATGTGCTGACTGCCTCCATCCCCGCTGGCGCAGGGTTTGACCTGACCGTTGATTCCCTGATGAACTTTGTGTCTCTGTATCAGCATGAGATCGGAACGGACTCTGTGCAAGGCTTGGTGGTGAATGCCATTGAGTCTTACTTTGAGACCTCAGACATCGGCTGGGTCAATGGTGGCCCGACAAACTCTCCGGGCAACAGCCCGCCTCAAGGTGGTATTGGTGACAACGTCTGGTTCCACATCGAGCGTGTTGAGCCGGATTTTGTTCAGTCTGGAACCATGACGTTGGAGATCGTTGGTCGGCCATACGCGCAGGCTGACGACAAGGTCTCAGACCCGTACTACTTTGATCCTGACACGCACAAGATCGACATGCGTGAACAGCGCCGCGAGTGCCGCTTGCGCTTTACCTCTAACGTGGCTGGTGGCAACTACCAGTTGGGCAAGGTGCTTGTGAACGCCAACGTGGGCGACGTAAGGGGCTACTGATGGCGCTGGCGCTTGTCTACGATCCTCGCTACCACTCATTCGTGTCATGGGCGTCGCTTATGTGCGAAGCCTATGGCGGCCAGAACTTGGAGATTCCGAGTTCAGAGGAAGACTGGAAGGGCTGGGCGGTGGGCCTCAAGGGCATCGATGTGTTTACCAACGAAGCGATCCCCGGCCCGTACATCTATGAAAATTGGTACGACTGGGCGCAGGCTTTGGTCGGTGCCGTTAGCCAACCTACGGAGTAACTATGCCTGAACCAACAAATATGTCCGTTGAGGACTTGTACCGCCAGATTCTTGGCCGAGAGGCAGAGCAAGAAGGTCTCCAATACTGGCAACAACAGTTTGGCGGCGACGTTGACCCAAATGAGATCGCGCAGTTCACCGCTGCTGCGCAGCCAGAGTTGCAGGCTCGTGGAATGGGGTCTGTTGCTCCGCCAGCGCCGGAGCCTCCTAAGCCGTTTATGCAGACTTCAGTCGCTGGCCCATATCAGGACGACGGCAGATATGTTGACATTGGAAGGTTCCAAACTTTTGAGCCTACCAAGCAGACTCCAGCCCGTGACCTATATCAGGACGATGGTAGAGTTGTTGACGTTGGAATGTTCCAGACTTTTGAGCCTACTCCCCCGACTCGCCAGCAAGAGCCTATTTATAAGCAAACTTCAAACTATGACCAAGTCAGCGGCTACGAGTCTTGGATTCCGGGCGGTGGCGGTAATACTGATTTCGGTTTTGGTGGAGATAGAGGCAATCACCTTTATGAGTTTTCGGACAGGGCTGCTCAAGCAGCGCCCGCTGGCGGGCTGAATGCTGTCAGAAATCAGATCAACCAGATGTACCGCGATGTGCTGGGCCGCGACGCGGATGCAGAAGGTCTTCAGTATTGGACTGAACGCTTCGGTGGCCCGCTGACCGCAGACGACCGCGCCCTGTGGATGTCGATTGCCAAGCCGGATTCACACTTCGACGCCAACCAAGTTACCGCCCTTGGCGACTCCACGACTCGGGGCTACAACATGGGCGACCGGGTCGGTACAAACATGACCGACGCTGCCCAGCAGATTCTCGGACAAGACCTTGGCCGCGACATTCAGATCAACAACATGGGCGTTGACGGATCATCCTTGGGCGATGCCATCGCTCGTGGTGATGTTGACAAAGCCTTGAACGACAGCAGCCCGACTGTCCTATTGAACTACGGGATGAACGAGGCATACCGCAATGAAGACCCGGCGCAGTTCCAGAAAAATCTGGAGGCCGTGGTTAAAGAGATGAAGGCCGCAGGCAAGGATGTGGTGCTTCAGACCCCGAACTACACCGAAGCCATCCCCGGGGTGAATAAGTACGCAGACATCGTCCGCAATGTGGCGTCCAAATACGATGTGAACCTGCACGACAAGTGGGACTTGACCTCCGGGCTGTACAACACTTACAACCCTCAAGACCCGGTTCACCCAACAGAGGCTGTCTACCGGTACTTGGGCACCAGTCTGGCGGACGTTCTCAGAGGCAAATATCGCAAGGCATAAACATGGCCGTACAGGATTTGTTCGAAGAAATCTACGGGCGCTCTGGCAGCCCGGAGGAGGTCGCCGTTCTAAGTGGCATGTCTGAGGATCAGATTAGGGGCGTACTGACTAACTCCATCAACGAATGGAACGCAGCACACGCCCCTGCCCCAGCGCCTGCGCCAGAAAGAGGCGCAGACCAACAGGCGCAAGATTCTGGTGGTGCTCTGTCTGTGGCGGCGCCTTCTGTTTCAAGTGATTTTACGCAGGCGTTGCAGTTGTTGCCAACAGGTCGACTCGCAACAACGCAGCCAACGACGACGCCCGCACCAGCCGCAACAAACAACACTG